ATCACAAGACCTTCCTTGCAGGAGGCGACGCCGTTGAGACCTTCGGTGAAGGGCGTACCCGAGGACGGGAAGCCGTTGTACTCCGAGACGCTGAAGCCGTGGAGTTCCTTGCTGATGGCGTTCTTCTGGATGACGTCGCTGTTGCCGTAGGAGAAGGTCTGGGCGACGGACGGATCCTGAACGAGCTGGCCAAGGGCGTCGGGCGAGAGCAGGAGTTTGCGACCGATGTGGGGCAGGTTAGCCTTGGTCAGGTTCTTGGCGGCAGCGGCGACGGCCTTGCGGTCGAAGTCGGCCATCGCGCCGGAGTAGGCGGTGTTGGCGAAGTTGGCGGCGGTCACCTTGGAGAGGACGTCGTCGAAGAGGGACTTCTGGACGGCGTTGGCGATCGGGGCGAAGAAGAGGCGACGGAGGCGTTCCAGGCTGAGGGTGGACGCTTCGTAGTCGGTGAAGGCGACGTCGACGTACTTGAGGTCGGCGATGGTCACCGGGACATCCGTCGAGGTGGCGTCTGCGGGGACGAAGCCGTTAGCGGCGTCGAAGGTCGTGGCCGTGAAGGCGGAGGCATAACGGGTGTGAACCGTGGTGCCGCGCTCGGCGACGTAGTTGCCGAAGTCGGTGACGGCGATTTCCGTCAGGGGAACGAGTTCGGGGACGAGGGTGCGGAGGGACTCTTCAGCGACGAGCTGGAGGGTCAAACCACCAATGCTGTTAGACATAGTAGGGAGTTAGGTTAGGGGGAAAGGGATCAGCGAAGACCGGCGGCGCGGAGGATGGCCGGACGGTTCTTGCTGTAGAATTCGGAAGCGGCTTTGCCGTCCGTCTGCTTGAGGGCCACCCACTCGGCGGAGATATCCTCGTCGCTCTTGGAAGTAGCGGCGACTTCGGCGGGGGTGACTTCAAGGGGGGTGACGCCGACGGAGGCAGCGATGACAGCGGCCTTCTTGCCGGCGGTTTCCTGAGAAGCGGTGATCTCCTTCGCCTGGGCTTCGGCCTTCGCACGAAGTTCATCGGCGGCGGCGAGCTTGGCGGAAAGGTCGGCGACCTTGGCGGAAAACTCGGCAAGCGAGGCGTCCTTGGCGGACATGGCGGCGGTCATTTCTTCGACCTTGGCGGTGAGGGAGGCAACTTCGCTGGCCTTGGCTTCGACCTCGGCGGTCTTGCCGGTGAAGGCTTCCTTCAGCGAATTGAGGCGTTCTTCGAGCGTCATGCGTTTAGCCAAGTGTCAAGCCTTGGGCTTGCAGTCCGTATCGACAGGGGGGCATCCCTCGTCTGGGATTTCGGGTTCGATCTCGTCTTCGTCCTCTTCCGAATCGGTGCCGTCTTCGTTCTTTTTCTTTTTCTTTTTCTTCTTCTTGTCGTCGGAAATAGGGGCGACGCCGTCGTCTTTCTTGTCACCCTGCTCAGGCGAAACATCAGCCGCCTGGGCGTAACCAGAAGGGCCTGTCGACGGCACCTGCTTTTCGGCGCGTTCGTAGATGGCGTATTCCTCGGGGTCGAGGGCCATCAGGAGGTCGTCAAAGGTGTTCAGCAGGCCGGAGACGAGGTTCTTTTCGGCACCCTTCTTGCCAGACCAGCATTGACCCTGCATATCGGCGTCGTCGGCATAGGTGCGGACGGCCTTGATGTCGGCGATGAACCATTTGTGCATCTCATCGACGTCGTCTTGGAACAGTTTACGCTGCTCGGGGGTCATCGACGTACCCGTGTAGCCCGCGCCCTTGGCCCAGCCGGCCTTGATGAGGTCGACCGTGATGCCTTCCTCGGCATAAGCCGCCTTCATGTCGTAGATCGGGATGTAGACGCCGATGGAGCCGACAACGGACGACGGGCTGACATAGACCTCGTCGCATTGGCTCATCAGCCACATCCCGGCGGAGCAGGACTGCTTGCACGTCCAGCCGATGGTACGCTTCTTGCAGGCGCGGATGCGGGCAGCCATCTCGGGGACGCCGGTGACGGTGCCGCCAGGCGTGTCGAAGTCGAAGATGATCATCTCGACGCCGGGGTCGCGCTCGGCTTCCTCCAGCATCTCTTGGACGTCCTCGATATCGGTGGCACCCATCATCTTCTCCAGCTCGGTAAGCCCGGAGCCGATGACGCCCTTGACGGGGATGATTGCGAGGTCGCCCGACTTGACCATCATGGGCTTCGGGCCGAACAGCATCTCCATCATGTCCTCAAGGTCATCGTTCGCCTTGAGGTCTGCGGGCGAAAGGCTGGCCACCTTCTCAAGGTAAGCCTTGGCCTTCGCCGGCTCGATGAGCATCGGCGAGAAGGTCTTGAAAGCGTTGGAAAGGGAATACATCGGTTATTTGTTGAAGGTTTTTTCGTCGTCGGGGTCGACGTCGTCTTCGACGATCTTCGCTCCGTCGTCCATCTGGGCCGGCTCTTCGTCGGCGACGGAAGCGTTGATATCGGCGGGAGCCACGTTTTGCGGCTTGTAGAGCATCGAAAGCGGGACGTCGAACTCCTTGGAAAGGTCGAGCAGGTAACGCTTCTCGGCGGCGTTCTCGCGCATCTTTTCCTTGGGGTCGAGACCCTCTTCGAGATAGTTCTCGGTGAGAGTCTTGAGGCCGGACTCGATGTCCTGACGGTTCTGCTGGGCGTCTCGGCCGGCGTCGACGGTGACCTTGCGGGGGGTCGTCCAAGACACGTTAGTCCAATATTCGTTGGAAGGCAGGTAGCCGTCCTTGATCGCACAACCGATGATGTAGCCCCAGACGGGCGTCAGGAAACGCTGCACCATGACCGATTGGCGATGGCTGAACTTGCGGTCGGCCTTGGCGACGACGAAACGCATGACCGCACCGCCGGCCTTGGTAGGATTGGCCACGAACTCGTAGGGGAGCATCCCTGCCAGCGAGTCACGTTCAAGGTGTTCGATGAATCCGTCGAAGGTCTTGTTCGGGCGGTTCGACTCAAAGGATTCCAGTTTCTCGCCTGGGGCCAGAGCCAGCACTTTTCCGCCGAGGAAAGTCGAAGCCTCGCTCGGGTCGGTCATGCCGTCGCCGTAGTCCTGCGGACGCATACCGAACGCCTCGAAATCGGACTGGGTGCCGTCGAAGTTCGGATTCTCACGGCTGATCGTGCGGGTGATGTCCGACGAGGTCTTGACCGCCAGTTTCTCCAGAGAAAGAATCTCCAGCATATCGACCAGATTGTTGATCGAATGCTGGAGGGGGCTGTAAGCCCGCGCACCAGAGGCGAGTTCGGGTTCGTACAGGTGAAGCACGGCGTTGGCCGGCACCAGGCGGCTGGAGCCGTCCGAGCGGATCACGTTGTACGAAATCGGCTGACCATAAGGCCCAAAAAGGATTCCATCCACCATGCCCGGAGGCACTTCGTTGTTGGACGAGTTGCCGACACGGTGCGATTCGATGACCTGAAGGCGGGGTTCGCCGCCGGGGCCACGGGTCTTGATGATGAAGCATTCGCCGTCACGATCCATCAGGCGGCAGCAGATGTGCTGTAGCTCGAAGAACGAGAATCGTCCCGTGATGTCGCAAGCGCGGGAAGCCCACCGCTTGAAGTAGGCTTCCGCCGCATCGTCCCACATCTCGTCGCCCGACTGGGCCTGGGCCTTGATGCCACCGCCCACGGTGTAAAGGGCCATGTCGGCCAGCACCTGACGGATGAGTCCCGCATTGAGTTCCAGCCAGCGCATCTTGCGCGTGGTCTCCATGCGGTCGAAGACCGTCATGGTCTTCTTGAAGTCCTGCGGCCAAGACGACCAAATCCACGAACGCTTGTTGCTGAACTTGGCGGACTCGAAATTGGAGAAGATGCCCGGGCCGGAGCCGCCACCCGTCGCCTGCTTCAGCGGGGCCGTCTGACGGGCCACCTTCGGCGTCTTGGGTTTCTTCACCTGCGGGATGGCAGGCTTGCTCGGCTTTTTGGGTCGCATCAGAGTCCTCGGAAGTTATTGAGCATATTGATGACCCGGACACGGTCGACGGAGCCGTAGGTCTGGGGGTCTTTGACCATCAGGGCATAGCGGGCTTCGATCAGCACCTGCTGGATGTCCATCGGGAACTCCTTGACCACGGAGGTGCCGGAATCGGAGTACTCCATCATGGTCTTTCCCTGCTTCAGCAATTCCTTCGCCTTGGCGACGATCTCAAGGATGTCGCAAATATCGAAAATCAGGAAGATACCTTGGGGACGCGCCATTTGCGTTTAGCCCTGTGTAAAAGGGCCGGCTGACCCCACCCCATGTACGATCCACAAGAGCCACCCGTGGTCTATCAGTCGAGTCAGCCGGCTTGGGGAACACGATGCCACGGAGCGTTCGTTCGTCAAGCGGTTTCTTCTTCGGTTGTCTGCTTTTCGTCGGGCTTGCGGTCTTCGGGCTTGCCGTTGCGGTTCTTGCCCCGGCCGATGAGCTTGGCCATGAGGGCGGGCAGCATCCCCATGACTTCGGCGTCCCACAGGTGGTTGGCCCGTTCGCCGATGGGCAACCAGATGGCCTGCCCGTTCGCCTGGCGGGTGCGATGCTCGGACTGCATCTGCTTGCGGTACTCGTCGCCGGCGTCCTCGGGGTAGGTGTGATGCCCTGCGCGGCGGAGGCGGGAGATGGAATCCTTGAAGTAGAGGTTGGAAAACAGGTACAGTTTGCAGGACGTCTGGCCGACTTGGATCACCTTGGCACGGGCGTAGGGGCGGTAAGCCACCTTGATGCCGTAGGGCGTCTGGATACGCCAAGGGAACTCGTTCTGGCCGGAACCCTTGGTGGCGTTCCATGAGAACTTCGCGCACATACGGTACACGGTGTCGGTGTTCGGGCCGTCGCCCGAGTCGACGAAGACGAAGAAGTCGGCCACCTCAAGTTTCTTCTGGGCTTCGCGCAACTGCTCTTCGGTTTCGCAGTAGCCCCATTGCACCATGCGTGACTTGCCGTCCAAAGCCCAGGCACGGACGACCCAGTAATAGCCCTTTCGTTGCACGTCGACAGCCATGAACCGAAGCCGTGCGAACTGCTTGGCCTTCTTGTACTCGTCACGGAAGGGAGGCTCGGCGAGCTTGCTGTCGACCATGAAGCCCTCTTCGTCCCATTGGTCGAGCATCTTGTAACCCTGCGGCATGACTTCGCCGCCGCCGTCGTCCGGGTCGTCCGACCAACTGAGGGCCAGACGTTTCTGCTTGAATTCCCGGCGGGCGACGTCGTCGCCGTGTTCCTCGAAAGCCTGCTTCGCACGGATGGCCATCTCCGCCAGTTTCCCCCAGTCCAAGCCCCATTGAGCGCAAAGCGAATTCCAATGGAAGCCGACGACGCCCTTGGGGGCGTTCTGGTTCATCGGGATGTATTCGCCGGTCAGGTTCAGCTCGGCACGGACTTCAAACGAGTCACGGTAGCGGTGCTTGCACGACTTGCACTCGTAGGTGCAGCCGGCCTTGACCTTGTCGAGGTTCCAGCCGTTCGGTTCCCGTGCGTCCTCGGGATAGATCAACTGCTCCCATTCCCACGGCTGGCGCGTACCGCATTGCGTACACTTGAACGTCCACTCCCGGCGGTCTGACTGGTTCCACAGGTCGGTGATGTCGTCGCCTTCGACGCCGCCCTGCGAGACGAGCAGCGACTTGCCCTGCCAGATGAACGCCGTGCGACGGGCCAATGCTTCATTCAGATGCCCTTTCGGCCAGAGCCAGACTTCGTCACCGCCGAGGAAGCGGATGGAACGACGCTGGAGGTTCTTCTTGTTGTTCGCACCCAGCACCCAGCAGGTGTTACGCTCGAAGCGGGTCTTCTTCCATTGGTTGCGTTCGGAGTCCTCCATCTTGGCGAGCGTCGAAGGCGTGGCTTCCCACATCGGACGCAGGCGGTCTTTCTGCCAGTCTTGGGCGTTGTCGTCGACGTCCTGCAAGAGCAAGGTCGGCCCGGGCGAGCGGGCGGGGATGAAGGTCGACCACAGTTCCAGCAGGGACGACTTGCCCATCTGCACCGCACCCATGACGACGACGGTTGTGATCTCCGGGTCGGTCAACGCCCGCAGGATGGGAGCAAGGAACGGCGTGGACTCGACTCGGAACGGCCCGGGCTGCGGGGAGCCCGGGACTTCGCGCACGTTGGCTTCCAGCCAGGCGACGATGTCGCCTTCCGGGTCGGGCGTCATCATCGCACGGATGTGAGCCTCGAAAGTATCGACTGTGTGCGGGTCGATGATCACTTGAATTCAGGCAAATTCTTCTTGTTCCAAGACTCGTTCTTAAATCGCTCGTAGACATCAAACCATTTGTCCAAAGCTTTGTCGATGTCGTCGGGAGGACATTCGCACATCATCCTGGCCATCTGCCGGTCTTCAAGAACGGCCTTGGCCAGTCTGATGGAAGCCTGAATCAAGTCTTCTCTGGTCATAGACCGCACATCCCTTCGCACTCAGACTTAAAGTCGAAGCCAAGTTGGCCTGCGTCCTTGTCAGTAAAGTCTACTTGGTCGAGTGGCTTGCAGGACTTGTGCAGATAGACTTCGATGCGGAGGCCCCCTGGGTTCTCGTTTTGAAGGCGCCGGTATATTGCGTCAAACTCAACCGCCTTCTGAAAATGCTCTGGATCTTCGGTCTTTAGGCGTCGCCATTCGTCGTCATCGTGGAATGGGCAATAGTAGCAAGCGGAGCGAGGAGGTTCAGGATAGCCGTTCTTAGCCATCCAGTCCTTGCAATGGGATCGAGTCATTCGCTTCTCGACAAGTGGCCATCGGTGTTGCGTCCAAGGATTGCTTGGAAGTTTCATGCGTTGCATCTCGTCGTAAGAGATGCCTAACCATTGGGTCACGGTGATTTCTTTCTGGCCGTGCTTGATGCCGCAGCGCTTGCGGATTTCCTTAAGGATAGGAGCTACCTTAAAGTCGGCGGTGCATGACCTACCTAGTGCTGGCTTTACATCGCCATTTTGCATTAATCCATAAACTGGAATATTTGTCCTTAGGTAAGTGATTCCGTCTCCGTATTTACTTTTAGCCTTTGTCCTTACCTTTAAGATTTCATCCGTAAGGCTTCCCTTGGTCACACGGATCACAGGAAACGGCAATTGAGTCTCAAGCCAATCGAGCCACTTATATACGCTTGTCGGTTCGGCTTGGGTATCTGCGAAGACGGCGAAGTCAGGCATAGGAGTGATTTCACCCTTGGCTGCCATCAATGCCAACGCCGACGACTGGACGCCGGCACCTAGGTTTAGGACGGTATACTTCGTGGGGAGCGGAGGTTCAAAGAAACTCATGTCGATTCGACCTCATCTACGGATTCATCATCTTCAGAGTCAACCTCCATCGGTTCTTCCGTGTCGACTTCCTTGACCACGGCCTGCTCGGCATAGCCGGCGGCGGCGGACAGACGCTCCAGCATCTTCTTCACCTCGTCGTCGATGGCCTTCATCGCACGTCCCGGGTTGTCTGGGTTGACCCTCGACGCCAGTTTCGTGCCGAGCTGGGTAGCCTCTTCACGGACTTGCGCGAACACTCGCCCGAACCTCTCGATGGCGGTCTGGGTGCGGATGTACTCCCGGCTGGCGATCTGCCTCGCCTGGAGTTCCTTCTCCAGCGTCACCAAGGTCTTCACCAGTTTGTCGTAGGT